GATTTATTGAAGATGGGCATGATGAATTCGCTGGTTATGAAGATCAGGGACCAATAGACGTTGATGATTTCGAAAGTTTTATGAGAAATTAGAGACTAATAAATAAAACACCAGTCGCGGTGTTACAGCACCCACTGATTCTAGAACTAGTAACTTTGAAAGGAAGTTCCAGCATGAGTATTTATTTACCTTTTACTTATCTAATAGGTTGGTCAAAATTGAATTTATACTATTATGGTAGTATGTCAAGAAAAACCAAACCTATAGCAAACCCAGATTTACTTTGGACCAAATATTTTACTTCTTCAAAATACGTTGAAAAAATTCGTGAAGAATATGGTGAACCTGATATTATACAGGTTCGCAAAGTATTCAAAACATGTGAAACGTGTAGAAGATGGGAATTAAAAGTATTAAGAAGATTAAAAGTTCTTCACTCTGACAAATGGCTTAACAAAAACATTGGTGGATTTTATGTTCTCGATGAAGACATAAAAAGAAAATTATCTGAGTCTAGAACAGGTATAAAAAATCATATGTATGGTAACACTCATACAAAAGAAGCGCGTGAAAAAATTAGTAGATATAAAAAAGATAAAAACTTATCTGAAACACATAAAGATTCTATAAGTAAAGGTTTATATGATTATTATTCTAAAGAAGAGTCCAAAGGATTAAAAGAAAGGTTTCGAGAGTATATATCTGGGGATAAAGCTATTAGATTTTCAGGATATTTTATAACACCTTGGGGCAAATATTCAGTTATAGAAGACGCTATAAATAGTTGTCCGGTTCTAATTAGTAGAAATGCAATACGTAAATGGTGTAAAGATTCAGATAAAAAGATATGCTATAATAGTTATAAATCTTCGCATTACTTAAGAAATTTGAATATTGACAAAGAGATATTACTAACAAAGACATTCAGAGACCTTGGTTTTGATTTCGAAAAGGCTACACCTAAGCCAAGAAAAACTCCTACAAATACAAGAAAAACTAAATAATTAAAAGATTGTATTACGAATAACAATAATAAAGGAGTAATAAAATGTCAAGCTTTAGTCTTTCGCCAGCGGTTACTATCAGAGAAATTGATCTCTCAGGCATAGTTCCGGCAGTTGCTACAACTATAGGTGCTTTTGCTGGTGTTTTCCATTGGGGTCCAGTTGAAAATCCACAATTAATCGGTAATGAAGAACAGTTAGTATCAAGATTTGGTCGTCCATCTAATCTCAATGCTGAAACATTCTTCACCGCTTCGAGTTTCCTATCATACTCAAATTCCCTGTATGTGTCAAGAGCAGTTTCTTCAAATGCTTATAACTCAACTACGGGCGAAAATACAGTAGATATTCAAATTAAGAATCGTGATGATTATACCTCAAAAGAGGATAGCATCGAAGCTAATACTATTTACATTGCTAAATGGCCCGGCTCATACGGTAATTCTCTGAAGATTTCTGTGTGTGATTCTGCCGATGCGTTTTCACAACATCTTGATGCAGAAGACGAAGATAATGAAGTAGTTCTTAGCTTTGAAATCAACAGCACAACTGCTACACTTGCAATAACCAACTCTGGTGCTAATGGCGCATCCGCAGAAGCAGACGCAAACACAATCATCAGTAGCCTTCAGGTAGGCGATCTTCTAGAAGCTGGTAATACTTCGATCGGTTTCCAGTACCTAAGAATTGCTTCTATCGGTACTGCCAATACTGTTGGTGACACTTCAACTGTAACAATAGGTCTAACAGATCGTTACAGACTGTCAGAAGACTTTAATGGTAATACTGTTCATCGTTTTTGGGAATACTTTAATCTTGTTAACGGTGCGCCGGGAACTACAAATTCAGTAGAACAAGCTGGTGGTGCTGGCGACGAACTACACATAGTTGTGGTTGATGCTGGTGGTAAATTCACAGGTACAAAGGGTGCAGTCCTAGAAATCTGGGAAGGTCTATCACGCGCAACAGACGCAAGAGGCGATCAAGGTAGTGCTCTATACTATGTAGATGCAGTAAACCAATCATCTGAATACGTTTGGTTCGGTAATCATAGAGCCGGATATTCAGTAGGTGAAGGCGAAACCATCACTCCACTGTCTACAATTCCTTATACTGAAAGATTTACAGGTGGAACGGATTCTGATTCAGAAATCGGTATTTCTCTAGGTAATATGGCCAGAGCCTATGACGAATTCAAGTCTGGTGAAGACATTGATATCTCATTGCTTATCACTGGTAAATCAAGATTTGGTCTTAACGGCGAAGGTCTTGCTAACTATCTAATCGATAACATTGCAGAATTCAGAAGAGATTGTGTAGTATTCGTTTCGCCAGAAAAGAATGACGTTGTTCAAAATCCCGGCAATGAAGGTGAAGATGTAGTAGCATTCCGTCAGTCAGTAAGATTCTCTTCTTATGCATTCATGGATTCTGGTTACAAATATATGTATGATCGGTATAATGACGTATTCCGTTGGATTCCGTTAAATGGTGACACTGCCGGTACCGTAGTGAGAACTGCCGATGTAAGAGACCCTTGGTATTCACCAGCCGGTTTCAATCGTGGTCATATCAAGAACCTTGTGCGTCTTGCTTGGAATCCAGATAAGACACAACGTGATCTACTTTACAAGAATGACGTTAACCCTGTAGTAACATTCCCTAATCAGGGCACGGTATTGTTTGGTGACAAGACATTACTTGGTAGACCATCTGCATTTGATAGAATTAACGTTCGTAGACTATTCATTGTTCTACAGAAAGCAATTTCTACTGCTTCCAAGTTCATTCTATTCGAATTCAATGATGAATTTACGAGAGCACAATTTAGAAATCTTGTAGAACCATATCTACGCGATGTTCAAGGACGTAGAGGTATTACTGATTTCCGAGTTGTTTGTGACGAAACGAATAACACGGGTGAAGTAATAGATAGAAATGAATTTATTGGTGACATATATATCAAACCTGCTCGTGTGGTGAATTTTATCAGGTTAAACTTCGTAGCGGTTAGAACCGGTGTTGAGTTCGAGGAGGTTATTGGTTCTTTCGGTTAATTATTTAAATCGATGATAAAAATATAAAAAGAGGCTCTAGAGCCTCTTTTTTGTTGACAAGGACAAGGAAATATGATATATGAATGATATTCAATCAACAGAAGAAGAAAAAAATGATAGACAAACAAATTCAAAATTTTGTTTCCGAAAAATCTAGAAACACAGAAAAATGGTTTAAAGAAAACTGCCCTGATATACATCAATATATAATAGAAAATACTAAATTTCTTCCTGAAAACTCTTTATTTCGGGAGAGAAAATTGTGTATTTCGGAAAATATTAAACCTAAGTCATGCGAGGTATGTGGCAATCCTACCAAGTTAAGTTATCAACATAAGAAATTTAGAGATTTTTGTTCTTATAAGTGTAGCACAAAAATGGTAGCCCAGAAATCTGTTAATAAAATAAAACAGACTAAACTAGAAAAATATGGCGACGTTAATTATAACAATATATACAAAACCAAAGAAACCAAACTAAAAAAATATGGTATAGAAACTTTTAATAATTCTGAAAAATCAAAAATTACAAGAGTTGAAAAAGGAACTTTATGTTCTAGTCCTGATATAATCAAAAAAATGAAACAGACTAAACTAGAAAAATATGGTGATCCTAACTATGTTAATACCGAAAAGGCTAGAGAAACCAAACTAGAAAAATATGGTGATCCTAACTATTGCAACGTTGTCAAAATAGCAGAAACTAAAACGGCTCGATATGGCGTGGCGGGATATAATAACTATGAAAAGATAAGGTCTACCTTTATTGACCGTTACGGTGATCCTAGAGAAGTTCTTACTAAAGATATGTTAATTTATGAACACTATACTAATAAATTAACTCTCACAGAAATAGGAGACAAATATAACTTATCTAATGTTCATGTTGGTAATTTGCTTAGAGAGAATAATATTGATACCATAAGACATCCTATTTCTTCACAAGAAAAGAAGATTTGTTCCATATTTGAAAACCATAATATATATTATGAAACCAATACTAGAAAAATCTTAAAAAGGAAAGAGATAGACATATTTTTACCTGAATACAATTTAGGTATAGAAGTAAATGGTGTTTATTGGCACTCACAAAAAGATGACAAAAACTATCATTATAACAAATATATTGAAACTAATAAACAAGGAATACAACTTTTACAATTCTGGGACTACGAAATCGATAAACAATTTGATATAGTTAAAAATATGATACTATCAAAGATAGGTAAAGTGAATAAAATATTTGCAAGAAAATGTTATGTAAAAGAAGTATCTAAGAAAGAAAAAGGAGAATTTTTAAATAAGTATCATTTACAAGGTAATTGTGGAAGTTCTTTAGATTATGGTTTATGTTATGATAAAGAATTGGTCTCTGTCATGTCTTTACTAAATCATGAAGATGAATGGGAATTGGTTCGTTTTTGTAGCAATAACCAAATTTTAGGCGGTGCATCTAAACTTTTGAAGGCTTTTACTGATAAAGGAATAACGAATATTAGCAGTTTTTCTGATAATATGAAGTCTAATGGTAATCTGTATTATAAATTGGGTTTTAGGAAAGAAAAAGATATAAGACCAGACTATCGTTATTTCTATAAAAATAAAATATACCACAAATTCAGTTTCAGAAAAGAAAGATTTCGAGAAGATGAAAACTTATTATATGAAGAAGGTTTATCCGAAACTGAATTGGCTGTGCTGAATAATATACGAAGATTATATGACGCAGGAAAACAAAAGTTTGTGTTTACTGTTTAAAGGGCTCTTCGGAGCCCTTTTTATTTATCTAAATACTCCAAATAAAGTAGAAAGCAAACAATAAATAAATAAAAGAAAGCTAATCGTAACTTTCTACAAGGAGAATACTTAAAATGGTTTTTAACATAAATTCGATGAGAGCAAATCTAACAGGTGGAACTGCTAGACCTACCCTCTTTCAAGTAATCATCACAAATCCCATTGATACTACTGCTGATAATATTACCCCTTTCATGGTCCAGTCTGCACAGTTGCCAACATTCCAGTTGGGCACAATCGAAGTTCCTTATATGGGGCGTAAGATTAAAGAGGCAGGTGATCGTACCTTCGAACCTTGGACTGTTACAGTAATCAATGATGAAAACTTTCTAGTTCGTAACGCTATGGAAGCATGGAATAATGCTATTAATCGTCTGGAAAGAAATATTCGTGATACCGGCTCTGCCAACGGTGTTTCTTATAAGTCACAGGCTACAGTAACACAATTCGGGAAAACCGGGGATGTTCTTCGTGTTTATCAGTTTGATGGTATTTGGCCAGAAAACGTTGCTGCAATTCCTGTTGATTGGAACTCAACTGATACTTATGAACAGTTTGACATTACTTTCCAGTTTGATTCATTTGAAGTTCTACCCGGTCAAACCGGTGACGCTGGAGGACGATAGAATATACACTTTATAATTTTTTGGATAAGGATTTAATATGGTACAAATTGCAGGTTGGGAGCTTTCCCTAACAAAAGCGGAGAAAAAGGAAGAACAAGAGAAAGATTTCGAAACCTTTTCTCCGAAAATTGAAGATGATGGCGCTACACTAGTTGCTGCAACTGGTGGTTATTATGCTACCTATATTGATATCGAAGGCACTACAAAAACAGAAGCGGAACTGGTTTCTCGCTACCGTGAAATGTCTCTGGTTGCTGATATTGATCAAGCAATTGAAGATATCGTTAATGATGCAATGGATACTGACGATAACGATATTGTATCTTTGAATCTTGATAAACTCGAATATTCAGACAAAATCAAGAAAAAGATTTCAGAAGAATTCGATAATGTCCTAGATATGTTGGATTTCAACTCTAGGGCGTATGACATTTTTCGTCGTTACTACATCGATGGTAGAATGTATTATCATGCAATCATCGATAAGGAAAAACCTGAAGAAGGTATTCAAGAACTTCGGTATATTGATCCTCGTAAAATCAAGAAAATTCGCGAAGTAAAGAAAGAGACTGGCAAAAACAATATTCCTGTCCAGAAGACACATAAGGAATATTTTGCATACTCACCACGCGGTTATGCATCTGATATGCAAACTGGCCAACTGGATAACACGAATTTCCAAGTGGTCAAGATAGCCAAGGATGCCATTATCCATATCACTTCCGGTCTTATGGATAAGAATAATACCGCAGTCCTGTCTTATCTTCACAAGGCAATTCGGCCTCTAAACCAGTTGAGACAGTTAGAAGATGCCACAGTCATCTATCGTTTGTCAAGGGCACCTGAGCGAAGAATTTTCAATATCGAGGTTGGTGGTCTACCAAAGGCCAAAGCCGAGCAATATGTTCGTGACATGATGACTCGTCACAAGAATAAGCTGGTTTACGATCAATCCACGGGTGAGATTCGGGATTCACGGCAATACATGACTATGTTGGAAGACTATTGGTTCCCTAAACGTGAAGGTCGAGGCACAACCATTGATACACTACCTGCCGGTCAAAGTCTTGGTGAAATGGGCGATGTTGAATATTTTCAGCAAAAATTATATCGAGCACTTAATGTTCCGGTATCAAGACTAGAACCACAAACAGGTTTCAATCTTGGTCGTTCCATGGAAATTTCCAGAGACGAACTGAAGTTTGCCAAGTTCATTTCCAGACTTCGTAGACGGTTCTCGCATTTATTCTTGTATGCTTTGGAAAAGCAACTTGTGCTAAAAAAGATAATTTCGTCTTCAGAATGGCCTAAGATCAGAAATGATATTGTATTTGATTTTGCCGTTGATAACCATTTTGCCGAACTTAAGCACACAGAAATTCTGAATAATCGTATTGAAACCTTGTCAAGAATTGAGCCTTATGTGGGCAGGTTTTATTCAGCAAAATGGGTTAGAAAGAACATTCTTTATCAGACTGATGAAGAAATTGAAGAAATGGATAAGGAAATAGACGAAGAAAAACCAGAGCCGGGTGAAGAAGATGAGTTTGGTGGATTTGGTCAAGGTCAAGAACCAACACCACCACCCAAAAATCCTAGTATTTCACAAGGTGGACAAGGTGACGATGACGTAACTCCGTCTGGCAAAAAGAAGATGAACCCGGCTGAATTCGTCAAACTGGTAAGTAATAACTTGCCGGCTACTATTGAAATCAATGCAGTCCCTTGGTCTGTAATCAATGATATTGCAAACAAAAACAATGTATCAATACCATCGATTGTAAAAGAATTTCCTTCACCGAAGTCTACAGAAACACGCAAGAAGTATGACCTGACTAAAGTAACTTCCGGTGGTGATCAGGGACAATCTTAAGAAATAATAAATAATTATAGCAAAAATTTTATATTCAGGAGGACAAAAAATGTCACGTATTAGCGCAATCCTAAAGTACACACTAGAAAAGAACAGTGTAAAGCTTAGAGAAGAAATCAATAAAGAACTAGCCGAACGAGTAGAACTTGAAATGGAAACCTTGCGTGAAGAGGTTGCCAATGAATTGTTCAACGAAGATTACGAAGACCTAGAAGAGGCTCATTATAAGTATAAAGAAGACAGAATGGGTCATTATGAAATAAAGGACACAAAATCTGGTAAAAGTGTCTATCTACAGGGTGAAGATGCTAGAGAATTTGAAAAAGATATAGAAAAAGCTAAAACTCAACGTCAAGAACAAGACATTATGAGTCAATATTCCGATGTTATGGAAGATTATGATCTAAATGAAGCTGATGGTTGGATTGCTTTTTATAATGGAAAAAAATTAGAAATATCAAAAGATAAAGCTGACAGTATATGGGCTGCCAAAGTGTATGCCGCAAAGGAACTCAAAGTTCCCAAGTCAAAAATGGGTCTTTTAGCTATTAAACCCGGTTATAATGAAGAAGTTGACCTAGATGAAGCCAAGATGTCTAACTCTGAAATTCTTGCTGCTGCAAAGAGATTAGCCAAGAATGGTAAGGACACAAAGACAAAGAACTTTGGTCAAGGTCTCGTAGATTTTTACAAGGAAAACGAATCCTTTACCCCTGATCAGGTTGCCGGGCTACAGAACATCATGAAAAATGCTGGTTTCCAGATGGCTAAGGAGTAATTTATGAGAAATTTACACCAAATACTGGCAAACATGAGCAAACCTAAGCAAATTGCAGAGGTTGCCGAGCCTAAGCCAGAAGACGAAAAAAGATTCAAAGACAAGCACGTTGTGGATACTGTACCAGATGTAGCGGGTAATGATGATCGTCTGTATAAAGGCAAAGTCCGCAAGAAAGACAAGTCTAGACCTGCTGATTATCAGGATTCAGAAGATGTTGAAGTCTATGAAGACACTGAAGAATTGTCCGAAACTGATACTAATAAAATCGGGCGTGCTCTGATGAAAAAATATGGTGCGGGTTCTAAGGTAATCAAAGACAAATCTGGTTTTTATCATATCAAATATAAAATAGGTAATAATACTGCTAAAGTAAGTTTTTTTCATGATTTAGATGACGTTTTAAGACATTTAACGGAAGAAACTGAAGAATCAGGAAGAGGTCGTTATAAAGTAAACTACGTGCATCCTGACAAAAAGAATATCGGTAATGATCGGTTTGAAAGTAAAGGCGAAGCGAAAAAGTTTGCCGACTCTTTAAAGAAAAAGGGATATCATGATGTAAACATTACTGAAGGCAAAGAAGACCTAGACGAATCCAAGAAACTTATTCATCGTGAAAAAGACGGTAATAAGGAAGTAAAGGTTTATTACGATTCAGATGATAAAGAATACTGCGCTAAATTGTTCAATAATGGTAAGCATTATGAGCCTGCTGATCACTTTACTGATGACAAACAAGATGCCATTGGTACAGCTAAGTTGATGCTTAAAGAAGACCTAGACGAAAAATCACTTTCTCCCGAAGAAGAAAAGAAGAAAGAGGATATCGTCAAAGGTATGAAAAAGGACAAGGGCAGTCTTAAGGATAAGTATGGTGATGACTGGAAATCAGTCATGTATGCTACAGCAACCAAACGTGCCCAAGAATCCATGTCCGAAAGTGTCGAGATATCACACGAAAGATATGAAAAAGAACATGGTAAAAAGGCTTCCGGGCGCACAGGCGCATGGATGTTTACCAATAAAAGAACTGGTTCTATTGATCGTGGAGATGACTCCGAAGTATTCCAGCCTATGAATGCTGCTTCCAAATCTTTTGTAGATGCTGCAAAGGAAGCCAAGGATTGGGCTAAGAAACATGGTCATAATAAAATTTATGTAATGGAAAGTGTAGAAGATTTGGATGAAAGCTTCAAAAGAAAAAGAAAAAATGCAAGAGAAGAAGTATTCAAAAAGTCTTTTCCTGATGTAGACGTTATGATCAAATATATCAAAAGAGGTAAAGATGGTCTTGATGTTATCGTTACTACAGATAATAAAGCTGTAAGAGATTTTCAGAGAGAAGAGAGAGAAGTTGTTCAACATATTGTAAACTATGTTAAAGATAACGACATTTTTCAATTTGAGTTTGAATATACTGGACCCTTTGTAAATTTGACTAGAACACTTAATAAAGAAGCTGAAGGTTTTGACGGCAGGTATCGTCTGAGAGAATCAGTAGGTTTAGATGAAAGTAAAGAGGTTTATTACAACAGCTATACTGACGCCATCAAAGCTGCTATGAAGACTGTAAAGAAGCGTGGATTTGAAGTAGACGAAGATGAATATTTCAGCAAGATTTCCTCTGGTCAAAGAAAGCCTTCTGAAGGAAAGACTGTAACAAAGTCACTTAGTCTTCAGAAAAATGGTAAACCCGTTAGAAAAACACTTGAAATCCAAGTATACAATAAAGGTGGTTCTAAACCTTTCGAACTGAATCATTATATTGGTGAATCAGTAGAGGTCCAAGAAAACGCTGCAACTGATGCTTATGATAAACTACCAGATCATCTAAAGAAACATGTTGATAGAAACACTGGTAATAAAATAGATGGTAAATGGGTAACAAAAGGCGGAAAGAGAACTTGGGTGCCAATTAAAAATCAAAAAAGAAGAACTATCGATAGAACACCCAAAGGTTATGGACCTGATGAATCAGTAGAGGTTCAAGAAAAC